CAGGGCGGTGTCGGACCGCTTGCCGATGGCCCCGAAGAGGACGGGGACGCCGAGCCTGTCGCCGTCCTCCTCAGTCCACCAGAACAGGCAGAGCGCCCTGCGCCCTGTGGACAGGACGCTCTGTCGCTCCATCGCGTCGTCCGCGGCCACGGCCGTCCACGGGACGGTGACGCTCGAGGCCTCGCCCTCTCCGGTCCCCTTGTCCTTCGTGGTCGCGAGCGCGGAGTCGCCGACCGAAAGCTCCCAGGAGAACGCGGGTATGTCGATGGGGGACCTGATGAGCCCGGTCATGGTGTCGCACAGGTAGCAGCGCCACATGCTAGGCCACCCCGCCGTCCTTGACGGTAAGGCGGACCCCGGGCCAGCCGGCCCCGCCCGCGCCCGTGTAGCCGACGTTGCCTGCCGGTTCCGAGGTCGATCCCCACAGCCTGAGCTGCACGGTGTGGGTGCCGGGCTCGACCTCGTAGGCCGTGTCCTCGAAGTAGTCGCACGTGAACGCGTTCCCGCCCTGGAACCAGGGGAACATCTTCCTGAACGTCCGTATGACCACCCCGTCAAGCGTCCAGTCGACGTACCCCGAGCCCGTGGCCCCGGCGGCGAGCCCCGAGGGGCACCACGTAACGCTCATGCCCACGTCCACAAGCCTGCGGGTCGGCACGGTAACCGTGCCGGCCACTATCACCCTGGGCGCCCCCGCCTGGATGATCTGGTAGCCTCCGGTGTATGTCTTGTCGAGCAGGAGGCCGAGGGATCCGCCGAAGGGTATCGCGTAGTCGGGCTGCACCATGGCCGTGGCCGAGCTGGTGGCCGTCGCCGTCGCGGGCATCCTCATGACCGCCACCGCCACTGACCCCGCCGGTACGGAGGGCCTCACCGGGCTCGCGGAGGGCGTCCCCTGCACGACCCCCGCCACGACCTGGTTGTCCGCGTCGCCCTGGGAGGGGTCGTTGGCCTTGAGGTACACCACGTCTATGCGCGGGTTCGAGGGGTCGCCCGCTCCCACCGCCGCCGTCGTGCCGCCCTGCCAGTAGGCCTCGGCGCAGCCGTCTGCCGTCGAGCGCGACGTGACCGCCACACCGGCCGAGAGCTGGTAGCGCAGGTCAGAGCGGCCCGAGCACCTGAGCCCCGTGACGATGCCGGGGTTGGCCCAGCGGGCCTGTATGATCTTGCGCAGCTGCAGCGGGTCCGTGCCCACCCCCGCCGAGTCCTGCGCGATGCCTAGTGCCGTTGCCATGTGGCCTCCTTAGATGTAGGTGTCCCGTGAGCTGATCTCCACCCAGCCGCTCCCGGCCGACTGCAGGGACGCTGCGACCGAGGAGCCCGGCTCTATCTCCGGGAAGCCCCTGCCGCTCAGGTGCTGCGTGACGTCGAGGCCGCCGATGGTGGCCCGCCTCTCGCGGCAGTCCAGCACGAGGGGGACGCCACCGACGTAGCCGTCGTACTGGACGGTCCGGGTGCCCGCGTCTCCTGTGAAGTCCAGTCGGACCCCGCTGAACGCGCCGTTCACCGTTATCACCGGGTAGGCCCGCGCCGACCCCCCGTTGGCGACGGTGCCGAAGCCGCGCAGCCCCGCCGCCGCCTCGCCGAAGTCGAGCGCGTACACGAGGCCCGCCGACGCAGCCCCGAAGGACAGGCCGCCCATGCTCGTGGAGCTGGGTGGATACAGGTAGGCGAGGTGCTCGGACGTCGACAGCCTGCGCGGGTCCGGGCACGTGAGTGTCAGAGTGACGCCCTGGTGCGACCCCGTGAGCGGCCCCGCCTCGTCCGTGACGGTGGCGAGCCCGGTGACGTAGGTGTCCGACGGGCCGTCCACGACCCGCAGCCTCGCCTGCCTGTGCGCCAGCGTGAGCAGGTCGCGCATCTGCGCCACCTGCTCGCTGCGGTCCCCTACGGCCCACATCTGCAGCTCCACGGTGCGGGCCGCGTAGAGGACGCTGGGGTCCGGCACGTCGAAGGCGCCGTCTCCCGCCTTGCGCTCGGTCATCTGCCACTTGGAGTCCGGGGTGCCCCACCAGCCGCTCAGCTTGACGCCCGAGGTTCCGGCCTGTGGGCCTCCCCCGTCCACGCGCAAGGTTCCGAGGTCGGACTCTATCTCCGCGCGCCAGCTCACAGCATCGCCCTCCTCGCGTTGGCGTACATGATGGGAGCGGCCGCGTACAGGTCGGAGTCCGCTCGCACGACCTTCGTGCTGAAGTTCTGCACGACGCTCGCCGGGGGCGCGGCCACCTTCGTCGCGTCGAGTGAGGCGGCGCGCGCGAAGAGCGACATGTTATAGGCGTTGGCCCCCGAGCCGAGGTTCTTGGAGAAGCTGTCCCACGGCCCCATGTCGGGCTTGACGCCGATGCCTATCTCGGACAGGGAGCCGTTGACGTAGTCGATGGCGTCCTCGACGCCATCCCTGAAGCCGCCGAGCAGGCCGTCCCTCAGCGACTGCATGATGGACTTGCCAGCGGGCCTCAGCATGACCGCGTCGTAGGCGGGCGGGCCCTTATGCTCGATGATCCAGTCCCCTATCCCGCCTACGAAGTCCGTCACGGAGTCCCACATAGACTTCAGGCCGTCGAGGAACGACGAGATAATGTTCGCACCGGCGCTGTAGAGCTGCCCCGCGATGCCGCCTATGGCGCCCATGATCTGCCCCGGGAGGCCCGTGAACCAGCTCACGACGCCGCTCACCCCAGCCGACACCGCGTTGCTGATGCCGTCCCACGCCGCCTGGAGGACCGAGCCGACCGCGCCCCACGCGCCCTCCCACACGGCCTGAATGGTCCCCAGCATCCCCGAGATGAAGCCGGAGATTGCCCCGCCGACGCCGGAGATGATGCCCATGATGCCGTTGAAGATGGAGTCGGTGATGGTCTGCAGGCCGCTGAAGACCTGCGTCCAGTCGCCGTTGATGAGGCCCAGCACCACCGTGATGATGCCCTGGATGACCCCCATCACGGTCGAGATGACGGAGCCGATGACCGTCATGACGCCCTCGACCGTCTGCTGGATGGAGGGCCAGACCGTCGAGAAGATTCCGGCTATGGCCGTCATGACGCCCACTACCACGGGTTGGATGGCCGCGAAGACCGTCGAGATGAGGTCGAAGATTCCCTGGACGACCGGGGCCACGACCGAGACCACCTGCGTCGCGAAGTCGACGAGCATGGCCGCGAGCTGCGCGACGATGGGGATGACCACGGACAGGATGGGCTCGGCGGCGGCTGCCACGGTCGCGAGGACCTGCGCGAGCGCCCCGACGGCGGACTCGACGACCGGCCCGAGGCCGTTCGCGATGGCGTCCCCGAGCCCCGAGAGCGCGTCCATGAGCGGCTGGAAGGCCGTGGCGGCGACCTCGCCGAGCGACGAGAGCACGCCCTGGATGGTCTCCACCGCCGGGGCGATGACGCCCATGAGGTCGGACCACGCCTGTCGCCCCTGCTCCGTGGCCGTGAAGAAGTGCGCGAGGCCGGCCACGAGGGCCGCTATCGCCACGACGACGAGGGCCACCGGGCTGAGCGCCATGGCGGCGTTGATGGCCGTCTGCGCTGCCGCGATGCCCGTCATGATGCCCTGCGCGGCCCCGAGCGCGACGAAGGCCGCCGCCAGCGCGGAGATGACCGGCCCCAGCGCGTCCATGTGCTCGGCGAGGAAGCCGAGCGCCTGCACGGCGACGTTTATCACTCCCGAGACGATGGGGCCGACCACGGATGTGAGCTGCTTGAAGCCGTCCACCAGGCCGTCCAGCGCGTCGAGCATCTGGGAGGCGTCGACGGATGGGAGCTCTATGCCCACGGAGCCGAGGGCCTGCACGGCGACGCCCCACGCGGCCGAGAGCGCGTCGGCGAGGACGGGGGCGAGGACCGAGGACAGCTGGCCGAGCACGCCCGGGAAGGCGTCGATGATCGCCTTGCCTATCTGCGCGACCCTGGGCCCGACGTTCTTGGCGACGGCCCCGACGGAGTCGAGCAGGTTCTCGGTGAGCTTGGACATGTCGGCGTTCTCGTCGCCGAGGCCCGTGAGCCAGTTCTCCCACGCGGCCTTGGCCATGGACACCGAGCCCTGGATGGTGCTCGCGGCCTCCTCGGCCGTCGTGCCCGTGATGCCCATCTCAGTCTGGACCTCGTGGATGGCCTGCACCACATCTGAGTACTTGTCGATGGTGAGGTCTCCCGCCTCACCGTTCGCGACGCGAAGCTTGTTCGCGTCGTCGATGAGTCGCTGCATCTCCTCTTTGGTGCCGCCGTACCCCAGCTTGAGGTTGTCCAGCATCGTGTAGTTCTGCTTGGCGAACCCCTGGTAGGCGTTCTGAACGTCAGCGACGTTGGAGCCCATCTTGTTCACGTTGTCGGACATGTCCGTGACGGCCATGTCGCCCATCTCGGCCGCCGCCTGGGTGTCGCCGCCGAGTGACTGGATCAGCGAGGCGCTGAAGCTCGTTACCTGCTCCATGTACTGGTTGGCCGACAGGCCCGCCGTCTGATAGGCGCCCGCCGCGTACTGCTGGACCTGCCCGGACGAGTCCTTGAAGAGCGTGTCCACGCCGCCCACGAGCTGCTCGTAGTCGGCGTACGCCCCGAGGGCGGCCGCGCCGACGGCCCCTGCGGCCGCCCCTGCGGCGGCGCCTGCGGCCACGATGGCCTTGGCGGCCCCGGCCGCCCCGGTCTTGAGGGCGTTGAACGCCCCGTCGCCCCCGACCGCCCTGGCCTTCTCGCCGAAGCCCTCTATGGAGCTCTCCGCGTCCCTGGTGTCGGCGGTGACCTTGACCCGGACCTCGTTGTCCGCCACTACTCGTCACCCCCGTAGGAGACGTCCCCGAACCACTCGGCCTGATACTCGACGGCCCGCGAGGCCTCCGCGTCGGTGAGGCTGGGCAGGGCCCAGACGTCCCTCAGCTCGCGGGCGACCGCCTCGGGCGAGCGGCGCCCCGGGGCCCAGGCGCGGTAGCCCATGACGCGGGACAGCTGCGTCTCCTGGGGGACGCCCCGGAGAAGAGCCATGAAGAGGTGCCAGTGCATGTCCGTGCCCGAGTCGGTGAGGTCGATGCCGTACGCCTGCGCGAAGGCCGCGACCACGAGGGGCGCGTCCGCGTCCGGGTCGAACGTCCTGTCGCGGGTGCCCTCCCCCGCCGCGCGGGGCAGCTCCTGCCGGTCGGCGTAGAAGCTCGCCGCCGCCTCCTGCCAGCCCTCCACGGGCTCGCAGAGCAGGACGCGCGGGTCGCAGGCCCCGAGCTCGCGGGCGACACGCCCGAAGCGCAGCCACGCCCGGAACGACGTGTCCACGGGCAGCTCGACGCCCCCGACGACGAGGGCCGTCTGGAGGGCCGTGCCACCCGCGGCGATGTCGGCGGCGAGGTCTATCACTAGCGCACCCGGCGGAACCCCTGGCGCGTCTGGGGGCGGCTCGTCATCTCCGCCACGCGGGCGAGCTTGTCGAGGTCGAGCTTCGCGAGGGTCTCGGCCACCTTGTCGAGCCGCTCGGCCTGGGCCCGCTCGGCCGGGGCCTCGTACTCCCCCTTGACCCGCTGGAACGCCGCGTCGAGCGCGGAGAGGTCGCACTTCTCGAACTCCGCCGAGCCGGCCTCCTCCCGCATGCCCTCGTCGCCCAGGACGGCCGCGAGCGCCTTGAACTCGGCGCGGTAGCGCCCCTCGAAGTCCTCGGCGTGCGACGGCTCGTCGAAGAGCCGCGCGACGGCGATCGTGTAGGTCGGAAGCTGAGCGTTGTCCATAGAAGAATCCCTCCCGTTGTCTGTCCACGGGAGGGATTCTCGGGTCGCGCTCACGGGCAGGGGCCTAGCCCTCGGCCGCGCCCGGGGTGAACGTCACCTTGCCGTCGGCCTTAGCCACGGTGCCCAGGACGGGATCCCCGTTGAGGTTGAGGGTGAACGCGAGCTTGCCGTCGACGGTGTTGAGGTTGTCGGGCACGACGGACGCGTCGGACCACAGGCGCCCCACGGTCGGCTTGCCGGTGGTCATGTCGGGCTCGACGAGCAGGCACGGGATGGTGCAGTCGGAGCCGGTCGGCATGGACATGAACTTCGGGTACAGGAACTTGTACATCGGGTTGGAGTTGTCCAGCACGATCTCCTGCGCCATGGTCGGGGCGTAGCCCGTGACCTCGTTGGTGTCGTTCTTGTTGCAGATGTAGCCGTAGGTCTCCGTGTTCGCGTTCCAGTCGAACTCGAAGACGGTGGACAGGTCGATGGGGACGTAGTCGCCCGTGGCCTCTGCGTCGGTGTCGAGCATCGGGATGTAAAGGTTTCGCGTCAGCTTCATTGGATGGCCTCCCTGGCCTCGATGGTATAAGCGGCGGTCGCGTCCGTCTCCCAGACGTACCAGCCCGCGTCGGACAGCTCCAGCTCGTGGGCGCGCCCCTCGTCGCACGAGAGGGCCACGCCCCCTCCCAGGGGCAGGACGAGCCCGCCCAGGGCCTCGGCGGCGTCCTCGGCCTCGGACATGGCCACGGACGCCTCTCGGCGCTTGACCATCACGCGGATGGGCAGCGCGACCTCGCTGGTGCCGTTGATGTACTGGTTGAGCACGCGCAGGGGCCCGGGCCGCACGACCGCGCCGCCCTCGGGCGACGAGTCGAGGGCCGACAGCCTGCGCAGGAACACCGGGGACAGCCCGGACGCCCGGAGCACGTCCCCCACGGCCTCTATGACGTCCTGCTGCCTGATGGGGTCGCTCATCGCATCTGCCTCGCTAGCTCGTCTCGGAGCAGGTCGCCCCACTCGCCTGCGCGGTCGCGCTCGGCCGCGTCCTTCCAGTGGGCGGTGGCCTTGGGGTTGGTGTCGGTCTTGGCCACGTGCGGGTCCTCGTAGGCGTACTCGGCGTACGGATGCCCCGCCACCCTCGTGGCGTCGTAGACGATCTCGCCCGCGCGGAAGTCGCTCAGTATCTGGGCGGAGTCCATGGTCTGGCCGGTGTCCCTCTTGACGTAGGGCCGCATGTCGGCCTCGACCGTGCGCGCGAGCAGCTCCATAGCGTCGCCCGCCTGTGCGGACTCCAGCCCCTGGAGCATCTTGCCGAGGTCGACGTCCACCTTGATTCCTATGTCCATCAGCCCACCTCCAGCTCTGTGTGGTGCAGGGCGCCGCCGAGGCCGCGCAGCGGGGACACGGCGCGCACCTGCATCTCTGACCCGCCGTCGACGGAGACGAGCGCGCCCACGCGCGGCACGCCCCCCTCGCTGTTGCGGGCGTCCACGAACACCGTCCCGCTCGGACCCTCGTAGCGGCTGTATGCCTCCATGGAGCCCCCGGCGGCCCGGGACGCGGACATCTCGAGGCGGACGCGCTCGGTGACGTGCTCGGGCCCGTACCCGCCTCCCATGCCGGTCGCGGGGTCGGCGGGCTCGCGCCACGTCATGGTGGAGGGCAGCAGGCTGCGCGGGATGGGTGTCACAGCGACCCCATCCCCCTGTAGAGCAGCCCGGAGCCCACCAGGCGCAGCAGCGCGGCGTCGCGCATGTCCGCCCGCGCGTCGGCGCTCCCCCCGGAGGAGGCCCCTCCCATCGAGAACTTGCCGATGGTGAAGCCGCCTCCCAGGCCGTAGCCGTGCGAGCAGCCCACGGCGGCGTCCTCGGCCACGACCGCGCACACGGCAGCGACCCACGCCTCGCGCTGGCCTGCGGTGAGCGGCTGGTTCGGGAACGTGACGTCGCGCACCAGGGCTCGCGCGTGCGGGAGGCACGAGTCGAAGTCGGCCTCCCGCACGGCGTCGCCGAAGAGCCGCGTCATGTCCTCGTATGTCACGTCGGGCTCGAGCATGGCTACTTCGTGGCCTTGTGGCAGTAGATCAGCGCCTTCTTGTTCTCGTAGACGAGGAGGTCGTGGAACAGGCGGTACTGCCACACGTGCGCCTCCTTGCCCTGGTAGGTGTCCGGAGAGAAGTAGCGCAGCGACTTGTGGCGCTGGATGGCGGCGGCCGCCTGCGGGTCCACGATGACGAAGTTCAGGCCCACGCCCGCCACGTCGCCGGTCTCGGCGCCCTTGACGTGCTTGGAGTAGCCTCCCTCGGTCTGGCCGGAGGTACGGCCGTCCGCGAGGTCGACGGCGTCGTAGAAGCGGTCGCCGGGAACGGTGACGAGCTTCATGTCGTCGAAGGTCTTGAAGCGGCCGCTCGGGTCCTCGCCCTGGCCGATACGGTAGTTCTGGGACTGGCGGAGCAGCCCCTTCACGGCAGAGGTCAGGTAGAGCGCGCACTTGGAGAGGTCGGAGCCGGCGTCCTCCAGCGCCTGCTCGCCCTCGAGCACGGCCTTGAGGGCCGCATCCGCGGTGGAGAGGTCGGCCTTGGCGACGTTGCCGGCGCCGGCGGCGAGGGCAGCGAAGCGCAGGGCGTCGACCTCGGGGATGACCTTGGTGCGCTCGAACTCGGCCATGACGTTGGCGGACACGACGGCCGCGCGCTCCTCGTCGTCCATGGCGTCGATGGCGAACTCGCGGCCACGGTCGTAGCGCAGCTTGTAGGTCTCCCAGTCGGTCGTGACCGCGCCCTTGGCGAAGCCCGCCTCGCGGTCGTAGTCGGCCAGGCCGTCCATCGCGATCCGGCTGACCTTGATCTCGCCCGCCCCGGAGAACTCCCCGAGCAGGTCCTGGTTCATGTTGAGGTCGCTGGTGAGCGTCTCGCGGGCGATGAGCTTGTCGAGGTTGGTGGTGAACTTGGTTACGTACTGTCCGAGTGCCATTGGCTACTCCCCCTTGACTCCGAACGCGCTGTCGATGCGCGCCCCGATTCCGTCGGAGGCCCCGGCGGGCTCCATGCCCGTGCTCCCGGCCTCCGCTCGCTTGCCGAACAGGTACGGGTAGGACCCCTGCAGGGCCTTGACGTCCACGCCCTCGGGCTTGCCGTCCTTGACCTCGACCTTGGACATGTCCACGTGGGACAGCAGCGCGCCGGAGTCAATGCAGCCGGCCTGCGCCAGCGCCGAGCCCACGACGAGCGACTTCTCGCGCTGCGCCCACTTGCCCTTGGCGTCCTCGAAGCCGGCGTTGGCCTTCTCGAGCGCCGCGTCCACGGCCTTCTGCACGTCGTCGGCGGACTTGAGCCCCTCGACGGACGTCTTGAGGTCCGTCAGCTGGCTCGTGAGCTCCTCGGACTGCTTGCGAGCGGCGTCGCGCTGCGCCTTGTAGTCCTCGGCCGCGCGCTGCCAGTCGGGCGCGCCCTTGGGCTTGCCCTCGGCCTCGTCGGTCTTCGGGTCCTCGGCCTGCTTCGTCTGGTCGTCCTGGTCTGCCATGCGGGTTCCCTCCCGTTTGCTCCCGGGGTTTGTTGGGCGCTTCTCTGCGCGTCGGGCGGAGCGTAGGCCGCTCCCCGCCTGTGTGGGGCGTCGGCCGCCCCCTGCCGAGTGAGATGTTCGGGCGGCGCTCACGGCATGGGAGAGGGCCCCTCCGAAGAGGGGCCCTCGTTGGCTTGCCATGCGGTTGTAGCGGGTGTTAGGCCGGGACTTCCTCAGCTATGGAGACAACCTCATCGATGGGGATGTCGATGATGATTCCCCGCACCTGCTGTATGCCGATGCTCTCGGGCTCATCAGGCTCGTCGGCCGTGGTCTGGCAGAAATTGAAGACGCCCGTCAGGGAGTCACCGTCCGCACAGGTCACCGTTACTCGCTTCCCATAGAGCCTCAGCGCCTCGCTCATCCTCATGACTGGCCTCCCTCCGGCCTCGCCGGCACAATGTGCACGCCGCTCTTCGAGTAGTGGATCGTGAAGCTGCTGGTCGGGACCCTCGTCCCGTCCTCAGTGACAATATACCCTATCGGACGCCCAGCGTCGCAGACCTCGCGGCCGCTCCATTGTCCGCTATGAGTCGTGCGCACCTTCCCCGTACCGGCAAGCTCGTTGACGAGCCCCTGCACGTCGCCCTCGCCGACCGTGAGCGCGCTCGGGGCCGGGTACGTCCCGGCCCTCCGTACCTGCTCCGCCTTCCTCTCGTACTCGGGCGTGCCGGGGACGTGCTTGCGCTGGGCGGACGCCCTCACCGTGTTCGGCAGCGGGCCGGCCAGCCTCGCGTCGCGCTCCCTCTCGGCGTGCGCCTGGGATATGGCCCTGCTCAGCGACCTCTCGCGGTCCGAGGCGGTCATGGTCCCTATGTTCGGCGAGCTGGTGCGCAGTATCTCGGAGACGCGCGACGAGCTGACCCCGGCGTCCGAGATGGCCTTCCTCGTCCCCTGCCGGGCGAGCAGCGCCGTCCGGCTCGTGGCCTGCCTGTCGAGCCCCCGCACGTCGATGAGCTTGCCCTTCTCCGTGTAGGCGCGCTCCCGCTCGAGCCTGCGCGCGAGCGTGGGGCTCTCCTTGAGCAGGGCGCGCTGGTCGGCCTGCGCCCGCCCGAGCCTGAGCCGCGCCGGGGTGTCGTCGGCCCCGGCGTCGCGCAGCGCCTGCGCCTCGCGCTTGGACTCGCGTATCTTGCGCTCGTTGGCGCGCTGCCGCTGCGTGGCCTTGTAGTAGGCGTCGGGGTCCAGCCCCGCGTCCTCGTCGGGCGTCTCGCTCCACCTGCGGGCGCGGCCCGGGGCGTAGGGCGCCATGGAGTGGCGGCAGTTGGGCTCCCTCATGCCCGCCTCGGCCCCGCTCGCGGCCAGCCCGGGGTACCTCACCCCGCCGACCTCGCAGGGGCCGTCCAGGCCGTAGACGCGGCCCTGCCACTCTCGGTGCGTGGGGCGCGCCCCGACGTGGCTGTCCACCTCCACGAGGCGCACCCCGAGCCGGTGGCACGCCTCCGTGGTCGCGTCGGCGGCCGCGTGCTTGATCTGGGTCTCGACGTGGCGTCGCAGCGCCACCTCGGGCCGGTCGCGCCTGCCGCTGCCCTGGCGCACGACGCAGACCCCGCGCTCGGACATGCGGCGCACGCCCTCGGCCACGGCCTCCTCGCGCCCCATCTCGGAGCGCGCCACCCTCGGCAGCAGGTCGGAGACGATGCCGTAGTAGGACTGGCGGGCGTCATCGGCCATGGACAGGTTGGCCCGGACCTGCCACTCCCGGACGTTGCCCACGAGGGCCGGCAGCGCGCCGCCGGCGAGGTCGGCGACCCTCTCGGCCGGCACGCCTATGGCCGCCGCGTCGGACGCGAGCGAGGACGCCAGCGCGGCTCCCCCGGTCCTGGCCGCCCACGACGCGGCGAGCAGCGGGTCGGCCCCGAGCGCGGAAAGCACTATCTGAGGGAGCCTGCCCGACTCCACGAGCGCCCGCGCGAGGTCCCCGTCCATGACGGCCCGGGCCACGCGCGAGGACACGAGCGACACCAGCGCGTCGACGGTCCTGGCGGCGCTCGCCTCGACGGCCCCGCCCACCTGCGATATCTGGTCGGGGGTGAGCACCTAGAGCCCGAGGCCCGACGTCGCGGGCGAGCCGCCCCGCGTCGCGGCCTCCTCGGCGCGCTCCCGCGCGGTCTGCTCGTCCTCGCCGCAGAAGCGCACGCGGTACTCCCACGGGCTGCGCAGCCCCGCCGACACCTCGGAGAGGAACTGCGCCTTCTCGGCCGGGGTGTCCTCGATGATCGAGTCGTCCCACGTGACGCGCACTATGCCGGGCTCGCCCGTCTCGACGCCGCACAGCGAGCGCGCGCACGAGCACGCGGCCGTCAGCATCCGGGACAGAGATGCGCCGACGCTGACCTCGTGCTTGCGCAGGTTGCGCATGAGCGCGGAGTTGTCGGCGGACACCTCGGTGGCGGTCTTGAGCCCGGCCTCGTGGTCGAGCGTGAGGTAGCTCTGCCCGAGCCCCGTGAGGTCGCCCAGCTCGGCGAGGGCCGTGTCGAGCATCGTGCGCAGCTCGGTCGCGCGGATGTCCGGCTGGAACGTCTTGATCAGGTCCTCGCCGCTGAACCCGCTGACGGCCCGTATCACGGTCTCCTCGGGCGCCATGGGAGCCACGACGCGGTTGCCGCCTTCGTCCGTGAAGTCCTGGAGCAGCTGGTCGGCCATGAAGACCTTGGGCTTGGTCACGGCCAGCTCGCGCACGATGGTGTCGAAGGCGTCGTCCACGGCCTTGACCGCGTCCACGGCGTCCTCGAACACGCTCTGGCCCATCGGCGAGAAGTCCTCGACGAGGTTGTCCACGGCGGGGCGCACGAGGCAGAAGGTCGGCAGCGCCTGCTCGGTGTCGAGGTCGGCCACGACCCCCGGCACGGCAACGCGCCGCCCCTCCTCGTCGAAGGTGGCCGTCAGCAGGTGGTAGGTGCCCGTCTCCGGGCTCAGCACGTGGGCGGTCGCCTGCGTGATGGCGTGGCCGCCGGCGTGCGCCCTCGTCGCGAACGCGCACTCGGTGGTCCCCTCGCCGTCCCACGACAGGGGCAGTACCATGCGCGCGTCGTAGGACCTCGGGCGCATGGCCACCGGCCGGCTCGCGTCCTCCGGCACGTCGAACGACAGCGCCAGCGCCCCGGTGCCCAGCGCAAAGGCACGCTCGGTGCACCGCTGCCCCAGGGCGAGCAGTCCCGTCGAGGCCGCCCACGTGCTGAGCCACGCGTTGGCCTCGGGCCCCTCGGCCGCGAAGCTCGTGCCCTCGTCGAACAGCAGCGACGCCCACTCCCGGCACACGCGCCGGGCTGGTCGGATGCTGTAGGCGCGATACCTGCGCGCCCTCGGGGCCCCCGTCGAGTAGTCGGGCTCGACGCGCGAGTACCACCCGCT